GTGTGAGTGATGCCCGTCCGCGAGTATGTGCAGGTTGCTCTGCTCGCGGTGCTCGTTGCGGGCGCAGCGGCGGGCGTTACACTACTGGCGTTCCGCAAGCGTCGTGACCCGCAGGAACGGGAACGCCTTCGACGGCTCAGCGTCAACGCGCGCGGCCGCCTGGCGGACGGTTATATTTCGGAAGCTACGGCCGATACAATCTTCTATTCTTACTCCGTGCGCGGCGTCGCCTACACGGCTTCTCAGGATGTTTCGTTGATTCGTCACCTGATTCCCGGACAAACCGACCGGCTGATTGGACCGGTGACGCTGAAGTACCTGGCAGCCAACCCTGCGAACTCGATCATTGTGTGCGAGGAGTGGACTGGTCTGCGCCCTGCGCCGGAACATCCTGGCGAAGATCCTACAGTTTGATAGTAACTGTCAGATCCTGTCCGGGCATGGCGGTGGTCCCCGAGGGCGCAGCCAACACGTTGATGTTCAGTGTCGCACCCGCCGTCAGCAGCCCCAGACCGGAGCCGTCCACGGTGTTGGACGAGGTTGTCCCGTCCGGGATGGTCACGCTGCAGATTACATTTTCGTTCTGAGTCGCCGCAACCGTAATCGGACCGCCCGAGGGGGCCGCATTCACCGTCGCGAACACGCTGCCGATCGAGCGCGTCTGATCGACCGTCACCTTCGGCGCCGCATCGTTCTGGACGGCAACCGCGCCCGTCACCTGGAAGCAGAATTGCCCCCCGGATAAAGTCCGCAGGCCCTGCGGGGAGCTGCTCACGTAGCAGTAAATCTGCACCGGTCCCGTGCCAATGCGATTCGTCATGGATAGCTCAGCAGCGGCAATCCTGACATCGGGAATGCCGACGCTATATGAATAAGCTGCGGCTGCGGGACTTCCAAAGAACTGCTCCGGAAACGGCAGCACGCACGTACGCCTCGCCAGAATGTAAATCCCGGTTCCATTTGTGTGAGCGGTCGCCGCAGAGCCCAAAACGCCCCGATCGACAGTCAGGGTCCCATCGCTCGCCGGCGCCTGCGATACCAGCATCAGCTCGCCATCGATCTGCAGCACGTCGTCCAGATGGAATGGAGCTCCCGATGCGGGTGTGCACGTCCCCGAACTCCCGTCGAGATCTGCTGCGAGTGTACTCTCTACCCCGCTCAGTTCGCTCCAGTAGAACAGCGTTAGCGTGCCCGCCGTAATCGTCGCCGTATCCGCCAAATTGGCAAAACTGATCTCCGAAACATCGACGCTCCCATTTCCGCTGGCGCTGAGGACATACGACGGCGCCGCGGGCACGTCTGAGTCCGTCAGATTATTTCCGCTGGCACCGATCTGCCACCGCGTGACCAACGACGTCGCATAAGCGCATTCCTGGTTGTACACGTTGGCCGAGCGCCCGCAGATCTCCACGGTGCTCCCAGGCTTGGTCGGTACCTGGAACTGAATCTGGCTCGAAATTGTCGTACCGCCCAGACACCATCCGGGCTGGGTGACCGCGAACACGCTTGTTGCGTCCGGTACCGTCGCCCATGGCGAGGTCGTGGTGATCGCCTGCGCTGTGTTCGACGCAATGCCCAGTTCCTGCCCCAACCCTGTTCCCGCGAAGATCCGCACCAACAAACCCGTGTACCCGTTTACCGGCATTTCCAAAGTCGAATTGCCGATTGTCGTCGCCGAGAATTGATCTGCCGTGACCTCCGGCTGCTCTTCCATGCGCCAGTAGAAATTCGCATGATCGTAGTTCTGATCGGGTGGAGGAGTTGACGTCCCCGGCAATCCGGAATCGGCGAAGGTCGCGGCAACTGGTGCAGCCGCGGCGATCATACATAAGGCCTGCGGCGCGGTGCCCCGATACACGTTGAAGCGCTCAGTTCCCGCGGAGAAACTGAGCCCCTGCATCGTGACCGTATTGGTGCTGCTTCCGGCGGGAATCGTCGCTGTCACCGCGAACGACAACGCCGTCTCGCCCCCGTTTGCGTCGACCGCGCTCACACCGTAGTAGTATGTACGCCCACCCGGCAATGCGCCCGTTGTAGTGTCCACTATCGCCGTCAGACTTACCAGCGGGATCGCCGCAACCGAGGTTGTGGGTTTGCGTGGCGCGACAAACGCCACTGTCAGCAGCGTCGACACGGTGCCGTCGCTTTGCTCCTGCTGCAGTTCGGTGATCCCAAAATCGGTTGAGCCATCGGCCCTCACCACCGTTCCGAACAACGCAGCGGGAATACCGTAGCCCGCCCCCACCTGCCTTCTGCCCGCTGGCTGCGTCACCGTTGCCGTGTCGCTGTACCACGCATCGTCGTGAATCTGCGCCGAAATAAGCGCCGTCCGGTAATTGACGCCAGGCGCGATCGAAGTAATCCGGAAAGGCTGTCTGTTCCATGCCTCTCGCCCATAGGTAAGCGTGATAATCTGGCCCGGTTTCAACCCGACTGCCCGCACGCTCGTCTCGAACTCGACAAACGTGTTCCCGTTGACCGCCTTGTTCAACTCTCGCGTGAGCACCCGGCTCGCCTGATTGAAGTTGGGAATGCCCAGGGCCTGCAGCGTGACGTTGAGTTCCGTGCTTGTCAGCACCACGTCGTCCAGGTCGGAAACGGATAAGCTGTCCTGCTGATATTCGTTGAATTCGTCTTGAAACTCAACCGTGAATCGATTCGGTGTATCCGCGAGTGGTCGCGACGAAACCTTCAGACTGATACTTCCATCCGAACGCCGCGCGATTCCCGAGAAGACGGTGTCGCCAAACTCGTAGGCGGGCCAACCATTGTTGAGCATCGCCGTCGAGTTGCTCCCCGGCGGCTGTACACTCTGCTGGGACGCGATGGAGCCCAACAAAGTCGCCTCCAGAAGACCGCTGTCCCCCATTGTGAGAAGAATGCCCGCTCCGTTGCTCATTCCGCGCACCAGATCGCCAACGCTGCGTCGCCGCGTCACAATCAGATCGCACCGGTACCGGGCAAGCAGCGTTGAGTTGCCGTTGAGATCTGTTCCTGGAATCAACTGATCGCATCCCTGCGCGACCTGCGCAAATGCTGGAACGCTGATCTCCGCCAGACTCCACCCTGCGCGTAGCAGCACGTCAAGCAGCACCCATGCCGGATTGTTGTTGAATGTCGTGTCAATCAGAGTACCGGTGGTGTCGTATCGGGAAACATGCAGTCCACGGACCAATACGCTCACCTCCGGTAACGTTTGCAGATTGCTGATGACATTCGGTACCACAACGGAGAGAAAAGCCATGCTGCCGTAAGGGTCGCCCAGCGGATTCCCCGTGCTGTCGCAGAAATCCATGTTGAGGGCACCGTTCCGCGTCCCCGTGCTGATAATGCTGTACCAGCCTGTCGCGGTCATGTCTGTGTTCGCCTGCCCGGCGGGAATCTCCACGCTGTTCACAATCACCTTGGAGACGCCATCGAGCGGCCCCGATCCCAGCAGCACCTCCATTCGTGTGAGGTTGCCGTCATTGCGCGCAAAGACGATCGGCGGTTGAAACCAGCCGGTCCCATAGACCAGCGGCACGAAGTCGTTATAGATCGCCAGATTGTCCACTACGGGCGAGAGATGTTGTCCCCGCTCTCCATAACTCCGCACCATGATGGACGGAGGAACAAACTCCATCCCGCCGAAACGTCGGGTAGCCTGGCCCGTGTTGTCCTGGTTGAACATGCCGCGCTGCTGACAATCAGCTCTGCTGTGGTCGCAGTCCGTGAAAGGCCCCGAACTGCCGAGATCGCCTGCCCCGCCGGCTAACCCAGCGGAATAACCGCACGGGTAAAACTTCGACCACACGCCGAACGTTCCGCCGCTGACCGCTTCCTGCATTTGCACGGGCGTTGAAGGAAAAGCCCACGGACAATTGCGTTGGATTCGCACCGCGGGCAGATACGACCTTTGCAGATTCAGTCGATTGACGAAGCTGAGTTGCAGCGTGCTCTCGGTGGCCTCGTCCACCGGATTCGCCATGCCGCGAAACACAACGATGCCGTCCGACGTGGCGGAGCCTGCCGTGAGGTCGAAGAACAAAAAGGTGACGACGACCTGCGCGCCCTTCCAGCCGATGGTCTGATCCACCTCGGACATCAACGCATCGGCGTTCGCAAGCAGCACTCGCAGGGTTGCCGTACTCCCGGCGACGTCATCTGTGCCGTTTTGAAATTCGAATGCGTTATGGTCGAGCACCCGCGCCGCATAGCCGTTCCCGTTCCACGACACCGCATGTGTGCTGAACCGTTGAAGGTCGCCGGCCGGCCACGTGCAATCGAAAAGGAAGAGCGGCGTGCCCGGACACTGCTGCTCCTTAAGTTGGTAGACGCTTGTGTTGGACATCTATTGTGGGTACCGAGAGGCGACCGGAGGGAGCGGTTGGCCGCCCTTTTCATAGTTGACTAACGATTCGCACGTTGCACGCAAACGCGCCGTTTTCGACCGCGATCAGGTCCAGCAAATCCTGATCGAACCGGCTGTTCGGATAAACACCCGCTCGATCTGTCGTGCTCTTATACGCTCCTGCGGCTGGCTGCGCCTCCGCCTGCAACCCGCAAACCTGAGCCGTCATCCCCGCTGGAATCGTTAGGCCGAATACAACCTGTTGCGCCGTTCCGCCGCCCGATGCCCCCAGGTATCGCTGCCACATGTTTCCGGTGATCACCGTTGCCGCGACGTTACCGCCTATCACCAGGCTGACCGGAACCGGTGACTCACTCCGCAGATAGGCGCTGATGCAATACTGCAGCGAAGGTGGCGCGTTCGTCGTTTGCAGAATGGATTGCGCCGCCGGCCCTTGATTCGCAATCTCCGTTCCCGTCGTTCCCCCGAACGCATCGGCCGCCGTTGTCAAAGCAAGCTCCGGGTCCTTGTTCCAGACCGCCTGCGTAAGATCCGTGCTCCACAAAAGAAGGTTTGCGCTCGGATCCACGAAGGTGAAGGCCTTCAGCCGCCCAGCCGCACTTTCGAAAAGGCTTTGTAACGCCTGTGCCTCATTTGCGGATAGTCCGGAAAACTTCAGGTCCCACGCGATATTGGCGAAACCGCCGTCGGCCATGAACACGCTGCTGCCGTCGGGTAGTATGTTCTGCAGGGTCCTGTAGCTCTCGGTTCTCTGCAACGGCAACTGCGCCAAAGCCCCGCTGCGCAACTGAGGAAACACCAGCAAGATCAGCTCCTGTTCTGCTGCACCACGATCGCTGCCGCGCACCGGCCCGCTGCATCCATCGACGTCTGGATCGAGTCCGAGACGAACCGGCAGCTCGTATAGACCGTCCCATCGGCGGGGTCAGTGAAGTTGAACGTGCCCGTTCCTCCGCTCTGCGCGCGAAAGAACTCGAGGGTCGCGTTCAACTCTGCCTCATCAAGAAGATCCAGCCGGATCGTCCATCGCCGTAGTAGCGCTGAAAAAGCGGGGAATCGTTGCTCCGAACCATCCATGAAGCGCACGACATTGGTTGCGAACTGCACCTGGGTCGTCAGAGGGTATTGCGCGATCGCTCCGGTCTTCAGGGTTGGGAAGCTTGCCATCTCTATAGTTCCGATATCGCGTCGTTAATCGAGTGCGAACTCAGGATCGCCTGGCGCACCGCGGTCGCGATGTCTCCGCTCCTGTTCAGAAACGACCGGCTGTCCATCGCATTCACCTGGACTGTCACGTTCGACGTCGCCGCCGTGGTCTGCGCCCTCGGCAATCCGTTCGCGCCGAAGTCGCCTCCTGCCAACTGCCCACCCGTTGCCTGTCCACCGACCGCATCCACGTTCAGCGCAGGCGGCAGAGCGAAAGTGGCAATCGGCGGCGGTGCGCTGTTCCCGCCCGAACCGAACAGACTCATGAGGCCGCTGATAATCGGCGAAAGAAGCCCACCCGACAGAAGACTCCCGCCGGACAGAAGGCTCCCTCCCATTCCACCGGCGCTCGAGAGCACCGCACCCAGACCGCTTCCTCCAGTCATGCCTTCCAATAACCCTTCGACTCCCTGTGTCGTCGTTGATGCCGGTTCGCTCTGCTGAACGGCCGTCAGATTGTTTACGCTCTCCGTCGCATCCTTCAAGGCGTCCACCAGCGATTGGGTCAGGCTCTCCATCGTGGAGGCGTCGCCGCCGGACTGCCACGGCGCCCCGCTCATCACCTGCTCCGCCGCTGCTTGCACCTGCCTCTCACCATCGGTCTGACTGGCCATTTCGCTCCCGATTCTCGCTCCTCGACTCTGCCCTGACCTCGTTCTCCAGGATCACCATTGCATCCACCATTCGAGCGGGCATGGTCTGCAGGTTCGCCGCCGGACACCGCTTCCACACGCTGAACTGCTCGAGTAAGTAAAGGCTCTCGCCCGTGATTAGGGACTTCGGACACCTCGTAACCGCGATCTGCCTTCGTCCCCACACGATGCGCTCGCCGCCGCAGTCTCCCTCACCCGCCCATGCACAGCGCCGTCTCTTCTCCAGGCCGACCTTCCGGCATTCGTCGCACTTCCACGCGGCCTGCTTCGCAAATTGGAAATGGAAGGCGACGACTAGTTTTTTACTTCGTCCGGGCTGAGGCCACATTCGGCCTTGATCGATGTCAGGATTTCCCGCACCAGGGCCTCAGGTCCACGCTCCAGCAGCAGATCGGCCGTCGGCGCTTCGCCGTCAATCGACAGCCCCTCAACCTCCCGCAGTCCCCATCGGAAGTACAATGCGTCGATCTCACTGCCCGTCAGGCTCGCCTCAATCCGATCTTTGAGCCCCTCTCCCGCTTCCAGATACTCCATCCTCGCGCCTGCCTGCCGAATGTGGTGCAGTAAGTCGCTGCGACGCCCGAATGACATTCTGTGAATCGAGTAACTCACACCGGGAAACGAAGTGGAACTCTTCCGGATGCTGCTCTCGTAGTGCACCGTCTCAACCGAATGCAAAGTACACCTCGTCATTCACCAGGCCCTGCGCCCGGCAGCTCTGAAATTTCCATTGCACGCGCGTTTGCGAGTCGTCGAAGCTCGGAACTTCCAGCGAAACGCTCTTGAGATAGATTCCAAAGAGCTGTCCCTGCTGCTCGCCCAGTTGCAGCATCACGCTCATGGGCGACCGTTGGCGCGCCGCCTGATACAGCGCCGGCGTCTGCGTGTCGTCAACCTGGAACACGCTGAAATCGACTGCCACGCTCCGCGCGCCCGGTGCGATCGCCCGCGGCAGTTGCGCGCCGAATTCGCGATTCCGAAGATCCAGGCCGTTTTGCAACGTCACCTGCGCCGCTGTCAACGTAAAGAACTGCGTCGGCGCCGCGCCCAGCCATGCCTGCCCCATGTGCCCCGGCACCACCGTATACAACCCCGCTGCCGCAGCCGGCTCCCCGGGGAACGTGTTGAGTCCCGCTTGTCCGGCCTGATAACTGGAGTTGTCCACCACATCGGCCGCCATCCCCGAAAACTCAAATTCCTGATAGTCGCCATTAGCGATGATCTGCGCCTGATTCACCGCGACTCCAGTCAGCACACGGTGGACTGCTGTCACGGGACTCCAGTAGTCGTAGATCGTCGCGCTCGGCAATTCTGTATCCGGTGCGTAGGTGATGGTCGGCGACATCGTGGCTCCTGCTCCCCCGGCGCTGGAGAACGGCGCATTCAGTTGCACCGTATTCGCATCCACCACGGCGCTGACAAACCGGATCTCTCCTCCGTACGAAACCGCCTGCCCAACCGAAAGCCCGTGCGCGGCCGCAAATGCCGCCGTCTGGCCCGAAAGCGACGATAGCGTCCCGCCTGTGCTCACCCGCGGCGCCCCGCCCAGCGCAGCCTGAAACAACGGTCCATGCGCCGGAGCCTGCGTCTGATCGCCCCAGGAACTCAGGTAAGTTTTCAGCGCAAACTGCGTGGTGCGTTGCAGGTTCAGTGGATCGCCCGTGAACGTCCGCGAGCCCGTCTTGTCCTTTCGTTGGCCCCGCTCCGTCTTCTGGGTCGCCGTCAGACTAACCGGCGGTATGCGATTGCTGCTGCTGACCGCGGCGGCCACGCCATAACTTGTCTCGATAGCCACGTAACAACGGTTTTCGCTGGAAGAAACATATGACATGTGCTCGTCCTTTGCTTATCTGCTCACCGCAACTGTGAAAGTCACCCGGGCGGTTTGCAGAAAGTTCCGGCCGCCGTGTTTGACCGCGTTGTATGCGACGTCGTAGCCGCCCGCATAAAACACGCCGTCGTTCCAGTCGCCCCGATTCTCGTCGAGCGCCTGCGTGACTGCGTCCACACAGCCATGCAACTGGTCCTCGAGTCCTTCGAGTCGGTCCTGCGAAACTCTTGCCTCCACTGCCACGCTGACCTCTCCCGAAAAAACTCGAAACATCTCCCGCGGTGGGTTACTGAGACGCTCGCAATACACGTGGAACACCGGGTATTGAGGACTGCTGCTTTGCGCCACGATGTCGGCGGACACATTCTGCGTGACAATCTGTTGCGCCGTGATCGTCGGCAGCGTCACTCCTGACATCAGCGCGATCTCCGGCGCGGTTGACGGCAGCCCGCGGTCGCCGCTCAGCAACGTGACTGTCTTTTGCACTACCAGCGTGCTCGCCAATGCCATTCTTATCCTCTCCTGATGATTCGGTTCTGAACTGCGTAGAAGCTCGGCCGCTGTCCCCCCACGGGCGCTTCGCCGGCCAGAATGAAACCCGGCTGTATCCATGAGGCCCCGATTTCGAGCACCGCTCCGTTCTGGCGCATGAGCGACGCTGGGCCGCTGCCCGCGTACACGTTCCAGCCGCGCGCGTTTCTAGGTAACCCGCTGAGCGTCACTTCCGCCTGCATTCCAGCCGCCACGCTCGCTTCAATGGCATCGCTGGCCGCGCCTTCCTGTCCGGTACCGTTCACCAGCGCCGCGGCGAAATATAGATTCATGGGACTCCCCACCGCCGCTATTGTCGTTACCTGCGGAACGGGTGCCCTTGCGATGGGATCCGCGGCGAGCCCGATCCCAACCGTCAGACATTTCGTTTTCGCAGCTCTTGCCAGCGTGTCGAATTCCTGGTATTTCCACTCGTATCGATCGTTCGATTGGTGCCCATAAGCGTCGCGGTACACCCCATGGAGCGCCTGAAAAGCGTGCCATCGCTTCAGCTCTGCAGTAACCACCACGTCGCTGGTGCCCAGTTTTCGGCGCCGGTTGTGCAAGGTAATCCCAAACACCGGATCGGCGGGGCCGTTGTCCAAAAGGAACGTCAGTATTTCGGTGCCGATCGTTTCCTGCGCGTTCGCAATCTGTGCCGCTGTATCGACTCCCTCGAGCGCGGCTGTGTCCAGTACGGAGCTGTCGAAAGCCAGAAGCTCGTCAGTTCGATTGATCGGACCGTCGTCGAAGAGCGCCATTGTTCCCTCAGGAATTCCTCGTCGGCTTGAGAGCGCCCCGCAATGCCTCAATGTCTCCATCCGACAGGAGCCTGATCTGCGCTCTGCCCAGCAGTTCGCGTTTCCTGCCTGCCTCAATGGCGTGCGCAGTCTCCGTGTGGTGCCGTTCGCTTTCCTCTGGCGTGGCCAGCCTGGCCTTCCCTTCCACCACTAGCCGCGCCGCGATGGCCTTCGGAACGTTGGCGGTTCGCCCACTGACTCCTCCGTCGGGAGTGTCGTTGCTTACCACCACGGCATGATCGCCCGCGATTTCCGTCTCGAGTTGCCTGACCTTGCGATAGAACACTGTTAAGTCCACGCTCGTGCTCCTGAACAAAATGGGAGACCGCGAGGTCTCCCTTCTGAGATGGCCAATCCTGTCGGCGGCTCGGCAACTGCTGCAATGACGAGACTCACAAGACTGAGCCGCGCGCGTTAGCAAGCGGTGCCCCGGGGCGCTTCTCGGTAACTCCTACGAGAAGACCTGCACGCCGCACTTGTTCCGCAGCACCGCGCACCCATACAGCACGTCCACCGTGAATTGCTGGGCGAGCGTGTTCGGTTGATAACTCATCACCACACGGATGCCGAAGTTGCCCATCTCCGCGTGCTCCGCCACTGCGCCTGTTCCCGGAAGCGGCTTCGGCAGCCGGCGCACTACCAGGCCGATCGCATCCCTCGTAAACGCGAGGTTCTCGGTGATAACCGGAGCGCTTCCGCTGGTCGGAACAAACTGCGAGCGCACGATGAAGAAGTCTTTCATCTTGCCCACCGAGCCGTCGATCAGTGCCCGCAGGCCCGCTTCGCCGGCCGTGGAGAACTCGCTGAACCTCGCGATCTGCCGCAGTGCCGAATAAGCGTTCGAGCTCACCACCAGATATCGTGTCGCGCTCGCCGGTACCTTGGCCTGAAAAAGCGCCGTCTCCGCCGCGTCAATCGTCTCCTCGGCCAGAGCGGTCCCCGGAGTGCCCACCGCCGTGTTTGCCGTGAACTGGGATGCGAGATTCAGCAGGTCTGTCTCGATACGCTCTGCCAGCGCGATCACCGCCGGCTGCATGTACAATCGCAGCAGATCGGGAACGGCCAGCACTTTGGTCACATCCGGAATCTGGAAAGTAGCTTCCGCATGTGTGTTCAGGACGATCTGTGCATTGCCCAGGTTTGGGTTCTGCGCTTGCACCGTGCCGCCCTCCGCGATGTTGTTGGCGACCAGAGTCGGCGGTATCGGAACGTTGATCGTGTCGCCCGTCTGAGCCAGCGCCGGCTCGTAGTCCCGGTTGACCAGGTTACCCATCACCAGGTTTCCCATCAGTGCGGGCAGTGCATCCACCGCCACCAGCTTGACGATTGCGCTCGCGACGTTGGCTGACGTAATTGTCGTTGTTGACATTTCTTCCTCTTTCTCTTTGACCGGACTCCGCGAGTCCTTTTACAAGCCTTTGAGGGTTTGCGAAGCGAGGCGCGCTACCTCCTGCCGTGCCCGCTCTAGCTCATCCGGATTCATGCCCGGACGAATTCTCTCCAGATCGATTGCGCTGTTCGTCACGGCTGGACGGGCCATCGGTTCCATTCCCGATCCCCCGGCCATTCGCGCCGGCAACAGCTCCGGATTCTCGTTGACGAACTGCGCAAGATAGTCGCGCAGGGGCACCTCCCCGTCCGCGCTGCGCGCTACCAGGCGCCCGTCGGCCGTCCGCTGAACGTCGTCCTTTACTGCCCGGAAAGCCAGATCGACCTTGCTCACCCCGAGCCGCTGCAGCTCCGCGCGCAACAGGGAATCGCGCTGCGCCCGTTCTGCGGTTGTACGGTTGCGTTCGTTCTCCGCAGCCAGTTCGTTCACACTCTGCTCGAGTTGCTCCCGCCGCCGTCGTTCGTCAATCAGTTCCGTCTTATAGGCGGGCTCTGTGCGCGTCTGCTCCGAGCGTACGAACTCCTCAATAGCGCCCCGGATAATTTCTCGGAGGTTTTCTTGCAAATCCTGCCCGCCTTCTTTCTCGACCGTTTCTTGCTCGTTCATACGCACCTCTCCTGTTGACGCCTTGCAGTTTTGTAGGGCAGGTTCTCAACCTGCGGTCGTTTTTCAAACGGCCTTCACGCGGCTGTCTTTAGCCCGCGTTCCCGGCCTCCGCGACCCCGGCTTCTTCGATCTCATGCGCGATGCGATCTTTGATGTCCTGCCGGCTGTCGCAAAGATACTTGAGCGCCAGTCGCTTGAATACCTGCTTTCGCAACGTTGGCGAGTTGATGCCCAATGCCAGTAGCTCCCGCGCATCGGCCAGTTCCGTTCCGAAGTCGCCGATATCGAACTCGTCCATCCCCGATACGTCGATGAGCAGCCCGTCCTCGCGCGCAGCCTCCACCGCCGTCAGCACTCGCCTCATCGCGTCCTTCGTCGCGTCGCCGTAAGCGCGCAGCACTTCCTGCGTGACCGCAAAATCGCGTTGTTTGCTGAGCCCCGATTGCGTGCTGTTCCCCCCCAGATCGCCGCCAGCCTGGGCGGTATAACATACCCGGTAGATCTCCTGTTGCAGCCGCGCCAGGTTGTCCGCTGCGATCTGGAAAACGTGGCCCTGCGGCTCGGTCCAGCCGAACTTGTCGTCCTTGCCAAGCTGCAGGTAGTAGGATTCTCCCAATAGCTGATTCCAGTCGCGCTCCGAGTAGATCACCGGCATCGAGAACAACCCCATCGTCAAAGCCCATGAAAGCGCGTTCGATTTGTTGAAGTGCTCCAGTTGCAGAAGCGCCGCTTTATTCATGAGCCAGAGCCCTTCGGGAACGGTAAGATCCACCACCGGCACGCGCCGTAGCTTTGCCAGTCCATGCGTTCCCGCGTCAATCAACTCGGCCTCTCTGCCGCTGTCGTCTATCCACGACCACGTCGGCATCGGCGGCGCCGGTCGGCTCTCGGCGTAGATTCGAAATGTCTCTTTGTCGTAGTAAGCCCAGCGCGTTTCGAACGTCCAGTTACCGCTCTCGGGATTACGCTTTCTCAGGCCTCCGCTTCGCAACACTACCCACTCGTAGTTCCCGTGCTCGTCGTAACTCCAGTTAATGAAATCCTCCGGGGTGTAGTGCAGAAGATAAGCTCGCGACAGCCCAATCGCGTCTTCTTCGCCGCGCGTCCCGGCGGCCCCCGGTGCCCTCGGAAAGTCGATCAGTATGTGGCTCCGCCCAAAAACCAGCGCTTCGATAAAGCGGCTTCGAAAGAACTCGGCGAAGTGCGTGCCACGCAGATCGCAGTCTCCGATAAAGCTCCCGAAAAAGCCCCTCGCGCTCTCGTTCTTGCCTTCGAACGTCAGCACCGGCTCCCGGCGGAACAGGGTCGCTGTGTACCAGTCGATGATCGAACCGGCGTAGTTTTCGTAGAACGCGCGTCCCAAACGCTCGGCGTATACATCGTTGGGTTCCCGGCTCCGGCGCGTCAGGTATTCCGGCGCATTCGCTTTGAGTTGCTCGCCGCCCGCGTATAAGTCGCGATATGTCCGCCACATCGGTTTTCTCAACCGGTACTCCGGATGCTCGCGAACGATCTCGGCAACACCTTTGTCCATTTGTCCCTCAGTTACAACAACCGCTGCTGCTGCTCTCCGAAGGGCGGCTGCCTGCGGCACTCCTGCCACACCAGATAACCGAGCGCGTCCGACAGGTGCGACCGCTTCGGATCGCGGTCCTTGTCGATAACCGAGCTCTCTGGCTTGAATGTCACTTCTTCGAAATCCTGAATCAACTCCCGGCACCGGGGATCCACTACCATCCGCACAGTGCCATCCGCCGCTTTCAGTTGGGTGTTCATCAAGGCCACCCGATCGCGCACTCCGGGATTGCTCATCGGCACCTTGAGCCGTGCATTCTTGTATCCCTGGCGCCGGAAAAACTCTCGAACAACCGCGTAGTCGCTGAGCCCGGTGGTATGCCTCGCATTGCCCGATGCATCGCCGTAGACGACGACTCCCGTTGCGAGAGTTGGGTAGCGCACCTGAAACTCGTCACAGGCTTCCTGGGTGCTGGCTCCGGCCATGACGATCTCGTCAACTACTGCCAGCAGCCCGCCGCGCCGCTGCACCATCACCGAACTCATCGGATCGACGTTGAAATCCAGCGCCCAAAGCAACGGGAGCATTGGATCGAATGTCGCTTTCCGGACGTTGACGTCCCGGTCGAAAGCGTGATAAACCAACCCGGAATTCAGGCTGAGATACGTTCCCAGTGCTTCCTGTTCGAAGAAACGCGCATCATAGCTTCTCTTCAGCCGTTCGTAGAAGTCCGGCACTTTCTGCAACAAGTGCCAGTTTTCAAAGGCCGCCGCGATTACTGCCTCGTATCCGTCAACCGGGTCTTTCACAAAACGCCGGTAGACCCAGTCATAACCCTTGGGCGTCCATACGCCGAAACCGCAAAGCCGGCTGGCCAGAGGGTCGCGCAGGCGACCCTCCAGCCGGAGCCAGGCTTCCTCTGCCGTGTAAGTCAGCTCATCCACGCCAAACCATGCCAGATTTGTTCCTCTGAGTCGCTCGAATTCGTCCAGCGAGCGAAAGAGAATTCGCGAGCCCGTATCTTTCATGGTCAGCAGGTTTTCTGCCTTGTTGTACTCATACGGAATCCGGTTGGCGTGGAGAATATCTCCGTAACTCGCCAGCGTGGCATCCCGTAACATCGGGTAAGTCGGCGCGCCGATTAGCCCCAGTCTTCCGGGGTTCAGATAAGTAAGCCGCATTGCTTCATGACATAGCGCCTGACTTTTTCCCGACCCGATCGGCCCTGAAAACCCCTTGAATCGTGCGGTCGATTCGTGGAATCGCCTCTGCGACGGCAACGGGCGATACTCTATGTCGCGGATTCGGACGCCATCGGAGATTCCACCCAT